CCAACGTATAGAGACTTGCGATACATATCGTACATACGGACTTTGCCGTCCCACAGTCTTGCTTTATACTGTGGTGTAAACCTAGCACCTGGATATTCATAGGTAAAGAAATCTGAGAGTTCTTGTTCAACAGAAGGATCTGAGAAAACTCTTAGGTGAACATGGTTTACTTTTTCAATCGTTATTTTCATTAGCCACCAGCAACAAACTTCTTAAAATCAACTGCTGAACGAATCTGCCAGTCTCTGGACTTAACCTGAGTAAGAACTGATTCAAGCATGTATACCATCGTTGCGATGTATTCGATTTTAGTATTTAACAAATTGAGATCGGAATCACCTGTAAGGAATTCATCCATCTCGTTCTTAAGTGGTTTGACACCCTGCCATTGATTCCACTCACGTTCCGATAATTCGTCACGACCCATCTCACCACGATAGTAGCGAAACTTAGCCTGACGCAATGTATTGTAATCTGCTCGCATCTTGGCCAACTTTAACTTTGATTGGATAAGATGACGTAGATATTTTGCATGTAGTTGACTTGTCCTGATCGCTTCACGATCAAGATGGTTGTCGTCTATATGGGTATCGTTGTCCCACTCTTCTTGTAGCTGTTCAATATTCATAATAACTCCATGGGTGTTTTCACCCATTATACCTCAAAACATTGTAAATGTCAAGATGTTACAAATTCGTAATAAGAAAAGCGAAAGGTTGCTCTTCCAACAAGATAGTTTACATCAGTGTTGGTAGATTGGAATGTTAGAGATTCCAAAGATGTTGGGAACATATCAATAAAGTGTACTGTTCTAGAAACAAGATTATTGTTGTCAAGTATTTGCAAAGTTCCATCAGAGTAGTTGGTGGAAAGTTCATTCAGCACACTTATTTCATCTTGGCTAACCAAGTTAATATATTGCTGATAAGTTTGCGGAAAGCCAAGTGCTACAATCCAGTTATAAACAGCAAGGTAGTTCTTCATGTCTTCATCGACAAGAAACTCTAGCGTAAGAGCATCATACGTTAGTCTGTCTCCTGGGATAGGAACAGAAGCAAATGGGTTTGCAAATTCAGGTTCACCCAGCGTAATTCCTGGCAGATTAACCTGCTGAGAAAAATACGTTAGTGCTGGTAGTTTCTGAATGGCGAACCGATACCCATTGGGATTCAATGGATTGATGTTTGGTGGTGTAGTAGTTATCGTGTTCATACAGTTATTTATAAAGAAAAAAAGGGAGACATTTCTGTCCCCCTTTTAAGTACCTATCTTCCGTAGGTTTCCTAACTTGATGGATTACATCAAGTTGTTAACCTTAACTTTACGGTAGTAGTAGTTGTTACCAGAAGCCAAGCCATCGCCAGCTGCATCCAACGAAGTGAATGGGTTTGCAACCATGCCGTAGCGAGTCTTGAAACCGATCTTTGGTTGGAATGTAGTTGGGTCAACTGCACGAACCAACTGAAGTGGAACGTATGGGCAGTAGAACACACCAGCGTCAAAAGCTGAAGAGCCTTTGTAACCAGCCATGAAGAACTGTTGGCCAGTACCAGCTGCATTGTTTGCAACGGTATATGGATCAACATACACTTTGTAACGACCATTCAACACGCCAGCAAACACTGTAGATGTTTCGTCAACATTTAGGTTTGTAGACAATGCTGGAGCATAGTCAAGAACACCAGCCATTGCCAATGCAGAAGCTACGTCGCTTGAGCAAACAATGAAGTTACCCTTGCCACGACGTGTTGCTTGGCCAATAGCGTTTGCTTCACGTTCGATTTGGAACAAGAGACCTTTGAATTTCTCAACAGACCAACGACCATTAGAGTCAACGTCCAAATCAAAAGTACCAGCAGTAGCAGTACCTTGTTGTGCACCAACTTTAGCAGAGGTGTAGATTGTGCGGATAACTTCGCGATTGATCTCAGCCAAGATTTCTGTAGAAAGAATGTTAGACAATTCGCCTTCAGCGTCAAGACCATGAACTGATTTCAAGTCTTGTGCGAGTTCGATTGTGTATTCTGCTTTCAACTGACGGCTCTTAGCAACAACGCTGGTTTTCTCGATTGAGAATGCCATTTCGTTGAAACGTGAACCAGCTTCAGCATCAGTAGTAGTTTGGCCAACACCAGTAGTATAACTACCAGCGTATGGGTTAGAACCAGCATGTACAGGAGAAGAAGCACCAGAAGTATCTGTGTCTGCTTCGTTGAACAATGCTTCAGTACCATTTTGTGTAGCATAACGGCTCTTCATTGCAAAGATCAAACCAGTTGGTTGTGTCATTGGCTGAACACCGCAGATGTCATAAGCGATCATCTGTGGAGCAGAACGACGAACCAAGCTGATCAATACTGGGTCGAAACCAGTAACACCACCGCCATCACCAGCAGAACCACCACCGAGTGTGCCGATTGCGCCACCAGTGCCGTTTGCATGTGTTTCGAACAATGCGGATTTTTCTTCACGCAATGCACGCTCTGTGTTCTCTAGGAGAACAGCTGTAACTTCTTTACGATAGCTATCTTTGATAGGAGCCACACCCTCATGATTGAGGATTGGTGACCATTTTTCGATTAATTGTTGACGAGTTGTCATTTTTAAATCCTTTTAGATTATTTTTTAATGGAGTTCAGAACGGACAAATAAGACTTCATTGTTGGATCAACAGCTTTGTATTCTTCAGTGATAACTGGAGAATCTGTAACTACTGACTCAACTAATGTAGTTGATTTGTTAGTAAAGTAATTTTCACGAATTGTCTGGAGTTTCTTCTTGAAGGACTCAGCATCTTCATATGTAAGTTCTTCGGCAAGACCTTTGAACTTTTCTACATCAGTATCAGCTAATCCATCTGCAGCTTCAATCACAGAAGCAATACGCTTCTGTTCATTAATTTGTTTAGTAAGGTCAACATTAGTTGCAACAGTCTCGTTCAACTTTGATTCAAGTTGTTCAAGTTTCTCTTGCATGTCACCTAGCACATCAAATTTTTCTTCTGGAACGTCAATATAGTGTTCTTCAAAAACACCTTTAAGTCCCTGGACGAAACTCTCAAGAATTTCAGACTTCATACCAGATTCAAGGGCAATCTCATTCTGTGCAATCCACTGCTCAACTATGTAGTTGAGATATCCATCAACTTTTTCAACTAATCCCTCTTTGAATTCTTCAACCTTTTCATTAAGTTGATTATCAAACTCTTCTTGCAGTTTAGTTACTTCGTTTTTTACACGTGTAATAACTGCAGCTTCGAAGATTGTAGCAGCTTTGGTTTTGAATTCCTCAGAAAGGTCTTCACCATTTGTAAGAGCAGCAACGTCTTCAGTAACGTCAACTGTAATCTCACGAGCAGCTTTTTCTTCTGTAACTTGTTCAGCTACAACTTCTTCAGTTGCAACTTCTGTAGCCTCTGTTGTTTCTTCAACAACAACTTCTTCTGTTGTTTCTTCAACTATGACTTCTGTTGTTTCCTCTTGAAGCGTTTTTGCTTCAGCGAGTAATTCAGCGATTTTTCTTTCGATAGACATCTGTATCTCCTGTTAACTGGATGAGTTCTATTTGATTATTTATTATTTAGCGAATTTTACCCAAGAAGTGCTGGAAAGCACGTAACTTGGCTTCGTTAAGACCTGCAGAAGAAGTTCTTTTGATCGTTGATCTAACTTCTTCTATATTCTTTTGCACATATTTTCCATCAACAAAAACCCACTCATGTCCTTCCATAATGCCTCGAACGAAAGCATCAGGAGCAGAAGGGTCGGCTACGATATCAGCTGCAGTAGACAGCATGAAATCGTCTTGAACAATTTGAACACCCTCATTATTTGTTTTAAGTGATCCAAGTGCACGACTAGAAACGCCAAGATTTGCGCCACCATCAAGAAGACCTTTTGCAATCTTACCCATTGGTGTGTCTAGAATTTTTGCTTTCCCGATGTAGTTGGTTCCCTCTTTTCTCAACGAAACAATCATGTGTGAAACACGATCGAGGTTGATTGAAGGACTGTCTGGGTGACCCAACTCACCATAAGCACGATTTTTATCAATATACTCTTCGCAATAACGCTGGACTTCTTTGTCCATTACCTTTTCTGGGTACATACGTCCATTGCGGTTTTGTAATTCTGATTGAAGGAACACACCTTCAATAAAGTAATTTTTACCCTTACCGAGATTGCCCTCAGTAACTAAACTAACTGTGTCGTAAACTTCTCTAATAAGTTTCATGTCTTATCCTTATCTTGCGTAGTCTGGACTACCAGTTACGTTAGTTACAGCACCAACTGCGCTTGGGTTATCATATGAACCATATATAGCAGTCTCAACTGTAGAAGTATAACCAGATACTTTACGCAGTATAAGATAGATATGACCTTCAGCATTAGCGATAGTTACAACGATGTCTTTGTCATTGTTGCTAGAATCACGGAAACCCTGACCTTCAAAGTCAAAGATTGCAGAGTTCTCACCAGCAAACGCTAGAGTAGCAACGCCATTACGAGTAACTGTAATAGCAGAAGATAGTAGACCAGTAACAACGGCTCCAACGATATCAACACGTTGATCAGTGCCTTCTACGATCTGATTATGAGAAACTAGATCATCAAGAAGAATGGTGCAAGCACCAGTACCACTAACTTTAATGATAGCTTCTTGTTGAGTTCGTTTGATAATTGTTATGGTAACAGCCATTTTAGATCTCTCTTAGTATTCTCATGAAATTGTCTTTACTCTCACGCATGTAATCAACAATTTCTGGTTTGTCTTGTAATAAGTTATTTAGGGTTTCTTGGGTATCTTCATTTATTGCAACGATGTTACCATCGGCTAAGTGATACTCTAGTTTACCGCTAAACTCCACTGCTGATCGTTCTTTAATAGCAACAACAACAGGGTCAACTGAAAATAAATTGGAAGAAGCAAGTTCAATATATGATTCAATAAGCGTATCTGTAATTTTATCTACATTATGAAACTGTCGAATATAATGTGCTACTTTTTCTTCTGGTATTGTCGTATTAATATCTTCTAGTAATTTTTGATTTTCAACGTATCGTTTGGCGTATGTTTTCGCTTCTTCCAAACTCTCAAAATTCTCTTCCAACTTATGACCATTGATGGTCAACGAGTAATCCTTATCAACAGTTACATTACTGTCGTAGCATGTGTATTTGTCCAACACTCCGAGACTTTCGAAGAGTTTAGATCTTAACATGCTAAAGGATTTAGACACTATTAAACTTCTTTCGGTATATTACCAACAAGGTGTTTTTGAGCATGAGCAACAGCACTTGCTACATCTGAGTGGGTACTATGTTCATGACCTGTACCACCACCATGATCTTGAGTTAGGTGAATTTTTCCTTTTTCAGCATGCACACGAATATCTGGGTCATTTCCATCTTCGTCATCTTTATGGTGAACATGGTGTCCACCTTCCATACTAGTAATTGTTAGATGTTTATGCGCTTTTGCAATTTCTTTCGCAGCTTGTTTAGCATGTTTATCGGTCATACCAGTTTCTTCAGAAACAACTTCTTCTGTTGCAAACATATTAGCTGCAACGTCTTGGCGCATTGCTTCTAGTTTAACAGAAATTTTCTCAGCCATGGCTGAGTTAAATGCTTCTTCTGTATTAATCGCACTTCCTGCGGAAATTGCGTTAATTAAATTTCTTACTGATTCACTCATTGCGGTGCTCCTTGTTCGGGTTGTTCTGGTTGCATATCCATTGATCCCTGAGCAGCTGCACGTTCTTGTTGATCAGCTTGTCTCTCAGCAATCTTTTCTTTTTCTTCTGCGATCTGTTCATCGATCTGTTCAATATCATCATCAGTTTGATGTAAGACATTCTTGCGAATCCATGCTTCAGAGTAGTACTTACTTACGTATGGTTCTACCAACTGCAACTGATTCAAACGACCTGTTAAGATCTCAGCGTCTTTAACTTCAGAGTAATAGTTATCTTTCTGAAAGTCAAAACGAATTTGTTTTGTCATCTCATCCCATTCGTCTGCACGAATAACACCCTTTGCAATCAACTGCACACGAAGGACGTCAAGGAATAGATGAGAAAATTTCTTACGTATACGTTGGATGAACTTATTAAACTTAATTTCATCACGAGTAATTTCTGATGACCGACCTAGATTAAACGACTGATCTGGGCGAAGTCTTGTGACTGGTACATTCAGTGCTTGGAACAACTTGTTCTGGAAATATTGAATATCTTCAATTTGACCGAGAGTCTGTCCACCAGGAAGAGTTGTAATCTCTGTTCCTTTGCCACCTTCACGACGTGGCATCCAGAAGTCTTCCATCATGGACATATGTTTACGATCATCACGCACTTCACCAGTGGTTGCATCATAAACTACTTTATTTCTAAACTTATTCATAATGTCGTTGACATACTGTTCAGCCTTTAGCTTGGGCAGATTACCAACGTCAATATAAAAAATTCTACGTTCTGGAGCACGAGAGATACGGTAGATAACCAATGCATCTTCCATCATCTTCAACTGATTCACTGGCTTAATTGCTTTGTGCAAGTAACTCAGTGTCATTCCAGTATTCTGATCAACACGACCAGAAGGTGTAAACACTACTGAATCAAGGGACATCTTAACACCTTGCATAGTTTGCTCAGTGATTCCCTTGTCATTGTAAAGGTAATATTCCTCTACAGCTTTAATTAACTCGACACCCTTATCAGACTTTGCCTTTTCGACATGTTTGATACGACGAATCTTTCGTGGGTCGATATAACGAAGTTCTTGAATGCCCTGTTTGGCATTGTTTGGATCAAGCATTACGTTGTAGAATACACGACCATCAACATACCATTGACGGAAGATATCATGCCCTCTGTTATCAAAATCCAATAACCAAAGCACATGATCAAATTCTTCACGAATCTTTTTCTTAATACTCTCAGATACTTTTAAATCATCAAGTACAACTTCTACTGCTTGTTTATCTTCTTCAGCAATGATCGCTTCATTAACGATGTCCTCAATGGCTGAATCGCAGTCAGCATACTGCGAAATTTCTCTATAACGACGGATAAGGTCATTCTCGGTCTTGATGATACCTTCAAGATCCATGACCATGCCATAATGGGCAGCAGCTGAATTAACAACTGTTGAACCATCATCATAGGAAGGAGGAACTATCGATGCTAGTTCCTTTTCCTGTTTACGTTTTATTTCAAATCCAAATAACTGCATTATGTATTACCCTCGAAAGGGTTCTCCCGATTAAATTGGGAAAGAACCGATTGGTGTGTTAATGGTAGTATTAACACCGAAGCCACCATTGGCACCAGTTGATGTATTAGAAGTCCAATAGTTGTATTGGAATGTCAGTGGGAATGTTTCGATTGCATTAACAGTGTCATAATCTAATTCAATTGTACCAACTTCAGTTGGATAAGCATCATGGAAGGTGTAAGACTTGATAACTGCGCCATTACGGTCGAGTTGGTTAACTGAGAGGTCAACCTGATAAGCATTTGGATTTGTCAATCCAGTTGTACCGATCAAATTCTGGATACCGTTGGACCACTGCTCAAGAGCATTACGGATATTGAAGTTTGTGTCGTTATAGATCTGAACTGACCATGGGGCGAAGCTACGCTCTCCAGCGAAGTTTACTGCACGACCACGATACTGAACACCGAAGTTTTCAATAGTGGAAGCTGGTAGTTGAGCAGACTTACACAGGAATTGACCCTGTTGTCCTGCGACGATTCCCAACGATACGAAAGTAGGGAAGGTTAGTTGCACATAAAACTGGTTGGCACGTGCGCCACCGCCAGTTAATTGCGCTTTGAAATCAGCGATATTTGCCATTTAATTATCTCCTTGGGGCATTCTGTTCTTTATATTTAGTAGGGATCCGAAGACCCC